TGCTGTGATTTCAATTTTCTGAATATAGGTTGGAACGGTATCAACAACATTTGCAGAAACACTTAGGTCAGTTGAAACAACTCTCTCACCACCGAGAAATGCTGGTGATGTTATAATGGTTGCTACTCCGACTGCACCCGTTCCACCACCACCAGAAATTGTAACCGTTGGGGCTGTGGTATAACCAAGACCTTTATTAGAAATATTAACAGCAATGATTGAACCACTACTAAGGACAGCTGTTGCTGTTGCGTCAGCTCCACCACCACCCGTAATGATAACATCTGGAACTTCTGTATATCCAGAACCAGTATTAGTCATGCTAATACCTTGAACTGAATTACTTGTAGAACCACCAGTAATATATTTTACATAAACTGTATCGGGGTCAGCAGTTATAGAATCAGCAGCAGATACTCCAAGAACCATTGCCTTCGTTCCTGATTGTGTACCTGTAAGACTTTTTCCCTTGAAGGCATTAATGTCTATATCAACACTATTATATTGAGGTTTTAATTTTACATATTCGTAATCAGTATTTAAAACAAGCTCACCACCTGTTACCTTACTACCATTTTTAAATACATGGTCACCAAATCTTTTGATTTGGTTTCTTAAAATACTTTGTTGAGTAGAAAGTTCTCTAGCTTGAACCGGCAATGACGGTTTGTAAAGAACCTGATGAAACGCTTTATCCTCATCGTAGTCATCAAAGTAAGGTGTTTGATTTGTATTGATAGAAATGTTATTTGACATAATTACCTTCGATTTATTTTTTAATTATTTATATCTAATTTAAATTAGAATTCACAAACAAGTTTGATGTCTTCTGTGGAATCTGATGCACGAACAATCGGGCCTCTGAACTCTGTGTAAATAATACTTCCACTATCTTGATCTAATTCAGTACTGTTATAAGTTGAACCCGTAGCTGCAGAACCACCTGCTGTTGGATTTGCAACAAGATGAACTTTTCTAAAGTCATCATCAATTGGAAAGTCATTACCTTCGTTTCCAATCAACCGAATGTTCAACATTACAAATGCACCACCCAATTCCGATACAGCATTTTTTCCATGACCGCCAGGAGGACTTGTTCGTGCAGCAAGAGTTGCAGCTGTTCCACCAGTAGCAAGACCACTTGTAACCACTGCTGTTAAGAATCTATAATTTGTTCCTACACTTACCATTGAAACTTTTGTAATTGCACCAGCAGTAACACCAGAAACTCTAGCAACTGCACCAGTACCGAGAGGTGTATCACCCGCTGTTGGTGTCAATGTAACCGCAGGCATAACTTCATATACACTTGTTGCATCTGGATTCGTTGTCCATGCAGCACTAACTGTTGCAATCTTTGTGACATTATCATAATCACTAATCGTTCTAAGTTGCCCACTTCCATTTCCATCAGAGATATAAACAGTCATTGCATTGTAGTAATCTACAATATTTTGACCAGTAGCTGCAAGTGTTATACTTGTAGAAGTTCCAGCCTGGGCAGTTCCAGCATGAGCCTTATATAATGCTCCACCAGCAGTTACAGCAATATGTTCCAATGCACCATTGACTGCTCCATCTTCAACTGCTTTTTGTTCTGGTTGTGCTGTAGGATTTGCGGGGGAATTAACTGGAATCCAATCTGTCGTTACAAACTTCAAGACATCGGACTGTTGAACTTCAAACATAAACTTCCATCGGTAGTTATCAGATGTTTCAATAATACCTGTAGATGTTCCTGTTGGTTGTATCGTTGATTGTACTCCGCCATAATTACTGATACACTTATAAACACGAAATGCTTCGGTGAATACAAAGAAATCTGTGTCAATGATATCATCGGTGTATTGATTGTACTCTGGATAAACTGTACCAGATGTCCAATCTACTCTTTTAAGAACATGAGATACACTAGTTGCACTAATCAACTTAGCTGCAATCATTTCGTTGTAATGGATATATTGTGATACAGTTGTATCAATTGGAACGGGAACATCAATGTCACTAGGACTAGTTTCAACGTATTGTCCTAGATCAGCATTTGCCCACGGCTCCTTCTTTCCAATCATCAAATAAACTTTATTGCTCGATATAGACGAAATAAAGTTATCTGCGTTATATTTTCTAAAACTATTGTTGATTATTGCACTCATAATTACTAGTCCTTTTAGATTTGTTATCTACTGATTGATATATTTATAATACTTTTTTGTGTTTTTTGAATATTTTTATGCATTAATTGTTCTGTCGTGAAAAAATCTTATAAACTGGTCTTGCAAAGGTGATATCTGTTGTGTCAGGTCAAAATGAGTTCCTGTTGGAGACTGAAACCTTGTAGTGGTTGTTCCTTTGACCTTTCTAGTCTGTAATCCACCAAACAGAACATAATCTACAATCTGCTCATCCTTCATTTCCTTAATAGACATGCCGGGCTGTCCTAGTCCATGAACTAAACCAATAGTTTGAGCCTTTCCACCTAAACCAGTTGGAGGTCTAAATGGAACTTCATCAGATGTATCAGCATCATATTTTCTCCACTTATGTCTATCGACATTCCTTCGGATAGGCCCAAGTCTTAATTGTGTTACATGATGACCGTCATTGAAAGGATGTGTGAAACTTTCGTTAGCTGGTCTATTTTCATTTGGCTCTGGTAATCTTGAACGAACTGAACTTTGTTTTCTTTCAAAATCAATATACTCTGAAATACTTCCATCTGTTATCAAACCATAATCATCTGAACGTGAAGAATCAGCAGCTGTCAAAATTGATAAGTAGTCTTCATATCCTGATTGATCGTTGCCAGTCTTTCCTCCAAGATTCAGAAGTTTCTGGATTCCTAAATCAATCTCATAAGTTTGACAAATGGTTGGAGCAGTTACCCCTTCACAAGTATCAACCTTGAGGTCAAGAACAACAGGGGGAGCAATATCACCATCATGGAAAATAATAGTATAGTATTTTCTCTGTGGTATTCCTGTAATCTTCATGGACAAATCCAACATAGAAATAAGTTGGATGTTTCCAAACAATGCTAGTCCAGCTGGATGTGCCAGACGTTTTACTGTATCTCTCCAACGAGAAATATTTTGACCAGAAGATATTACATAAGAAAATAACTGATAGTAGTTACTGTCTTGAAGATATTTAGTAGACGATAAGAAACCATCATTACTAAAAAACCCAGCTTGATAGAATGGTTCATACCCACTTGTTATAACTGTACCTTCTGCTGTACCATCACCCTTAGTTGAAAAATCAAAAGTTGGTGTAGATACATAACCGAAACCTTGTTCTGCAATTGTTAATGTTTGAATACCACCAATACCATATCCACCCAAAGTAATATTTGCACCCGTTCCAGTTCCGCCACCTGATATAAGTGGAATAGCATAATAACCACGGCCAGGGTTTTCTATTTCTAAACCAGTTATAGTTCCATTGCTATTAATAGTCCTAACTAAGATACTAGCAGTCCTACCATCAATGTTCATTGTATTGCTATTATTAAAGGTAAGTTTATCACCAATACTATAACCAGTTCCACCACTAACAATAGTTGCTGAAGATATTGAACCAGATGTCAATTTTTTAATCTTGACATGAGCTCCCGCAGCAGAACTACCACCACCAACAACAGGGATAACATCACCAACAGAATATCCATTGCCAGGCTTAGTTATATTATAATCAGTAACCATTCCACCAACTGTGAAAGACCAGACCTTACCTTCTTCTCTTACTCTTTCACCTTTCTGGAATTCACCAGCAACACCAGAAAGAAAAATAGTTGATACAACAAATGAACCAATGTTTTCATTCAGTACAATTTCAACAACAGCCTCTGCACCAGAAGTAAGTCCGTTAATCTTTTTACCTGTGATACCGAAAATCATATCAGTACCACTTGTGTCAACCGTTCTTATAACCTTACTGTTGTTATACTTACCATCAGAAGTTCTGAGCAAGTCAGTACTTGGATAGTAAAAAGAAATCTCTTCTTTGTAAAGTAAACGGAAAAGAAATTGGAATGCTTTCTCACTACCTTTGGAACGATAGAAATCTCTAAGGTGTTTTAGAACAAATGGTTTATTTGCATTTGCAAAAACAGCTTCTGGAATATCTTTACCAAACTGTTGTTTGAAATAATCTAAAAATTCGTCTGTAGTTTTATCAAGGTTTACATAGTTGTCAAGGTTACCAATAATTTCATAAGGCTTACCCTGTTGTTCCATGTATTCATAATATGCTTCAAGGAACGCAACAAATGTAGCATGGTCTTCTTTGACAAACTGTGGAAGTTGTCCTTCGACCTTTACACTTATACGTTCATCAAAGCTAGGATGAATCGGTTGGTTTGGAGTTACTAGTGCCATATTAGATTATCGTTTCCGCTATCATGTTAATCTTAATTGTATCTGTATCTGTAATATCGTAAGTTAAAATTTGTTCTCTCAAAGGTGTAATATCACTATTGTTTACTGAGGGTGTAACCGTTACACATATACCAGTAGTTCCATCCGTGATTGCCAATGGTCTAAAACTATTTAACTTAACTGTGCCTGTTGAGTTATCAATCGTTCCTTGTGCCGTTCCACCATCTGGCTGAACCAAATACTCTTTGGGTTCAACGACAACACCACTAACCATTTTTGTAGCTCTTACATAACCATCTGAAGCATCCCATAAAACATAAGTGTTTCCATCTGTACCTGTAAAGGATGTTGATATCAACGAACCCTTTTCTAATGCATTATTGAAATTCAAAGTATAGGTTGCAGGTGTATTCAAAGTTTCTGGTGAAACCCTTTGCTCATACTTAACTGTCGTTCTATTATTTCTAATAGCTTTATTAGTATTATCAACTGCTTGAACTAATTGTGAATACCTAAACTTCTGGTCAAACTTTTCTAAGTTCGTTTGTAAATAACTTTGAATAGAAGTATTTATATTTGTTTTTAATGTCTCTTCGTCTGTCAAGTTTGTAACAGGATCATAATTAACATCAATATTAAACTTTAGATAAAAGAAAATAGGATCAATAATTTCTGGAATAACTGTAACCACATTTGACTTTTTCAAAACAGAAGTCTTGATAGCTTCCTTTGAAGCGGTACTAAAAACATTGTTGCCCTGTGGTTTAACAGCAACAAAAACTTTTCCATATTGAACGGGTGATGCATCTTCGCCAGGTATTACCGTAATGGATTCAATGTCTGGTCTTCCATCAAGTACGATTGCTTTGTAATCTTCTTTAGTACAAGCTCTTCCCTGTGCAGCATATAACTTTGGTGCTTGGTATTGAACCGACTCAATCGTTTGAATATCACTAGCACCAGTTGCAGCTGCATAGGTTGTTAAAGTATATTGTCCAGAATTCAAACCAGCAACACTACCAACAGCTTTGAATGTAGATGCTAAGTTTGCATCCGTTCCAGTTGTTACAATGTACTCAATGAAAATAATATTACCATCGGACAACTGTTTACCAACAGCACCATCACCAAAAGTGATTTCATATTTCTGTCCTTCAACCTCTTGTAAGAAATAAACTTTATCAGTTCCCTTAATTGTTGTTACATCATAAGAGTTTCCATCTTTGTAAGTTGTAACAGCCGAATCAGTTAAGGAATTTTGAACGGTGACAGTAATAGTTGTTGTATCTACATTTGCATTAGGAATAACAAATCTTTGTGTAGAGTCTGCACCATTAACAGTATAAGATTTATTTAGAATTTTCCCTTCAATAACTTCTACATTAGTAGCAGTATATGTTCCAACATTGTTTACCAATATACGGGGAACGGAAGTTGTTTTGTTTGTTGTAAATGTATAACTAACACCACTAATGCTTGTTGTGAATTTAGTATCCTTTGCTATTGTCAAAGAGAGTGGTGTGCCTGTTGGTGTAAAAGAAAAATTCAAAGATGCCTTTGCAGCTCGTCTTGATGTCGGCATGACGTTGAGATGTTTTGCATGGGAGACAACCGACTCTCTCAAAGAGGAAGAGTCTAGGAACATTTCGTTACCAAGCATATTTGCATAGTAACCCATGTAATGTGTATTGTAAGCTAGAAGGTCAACCAACACCGACATACCACTACCTTCAAAATCATAATCCTGAAATTGTGTTTGTGCTTTAAGATATGTCTTCAGATTATCCTTAATTGTATCAAATTCTAAATCTGTGATTTGTAGTTTATTGGATATTGGCATTATCTAAGCCTCTCTAAAAATATTTCTATCGTTACTGGGTCTGGAGTATTTACAACTCTAAAATTTATCGTTACATCAAAACCATTCTTGTCTAAGTCTCCACCAACTATAACAGAGATGACTGAAGCTCTAGGTTCAAAATTTGCAATACAAGTTTCTATTGCATTCTTAATATCATGCTTCGTATGTGGAGTAGAAAGTTGAAAAAGATGTCGAGTCACTCCCCCATCTATATCAGGTTGGAATGGACGCTCATATCTATTGGTGAGAATCAGATTCCTTACAGATCGTTTAACTGCCTCAACGTCTGTCTTTGATATGATATCTTTGGTAACAGGATGAGCTATGAAATCCAAATCTAAATCAGACCATCTTCGGCTGTTAGTCTTTAGACCTTTTGTGTAAATTTTAGTTGACATTTTTCTTAACTTTTTCCTTGTATTCGTGTTTTTTCTATGTTATAATTTACTTGTTGGTTGGGTCAGATAAAGCTAGTTCTTACCTTGACCTCTATATCGTTTCCAACTTCTTCTCTTATGTTTGTTCTTTGGCATACTTCTTTTAGAAGCTCCAATAGATGTTACTTTCTTTAATTTATCTTTTGGTTTGCTATCTTTTAGTAAAGCCATTATGTATCTCCTTTAATATAGTTTTCCAAATGGGCCAAAGATAGGGCCCTTCTTCTGAGCAAGAAAAAACATATTGGTTGTTAAGTCATCACGTTGTTTCTTGTTTTTAAGTTTGAT